ACTGACCAGCACATTGTGCAGCCATCCGGATTTCGCCCGGAAGCCGTCATCCCCGATCCCCTCTTTGGCCGCTTGCTCCTCATTGTGCAGCGTCCACCAGCGCTCTCCCTCTCGCACGCGGGTCTCGAGGCGCTTTTTACCGGCCTTGTACTGCTCTAAAATGCGGTCGAACTCCAATAGGCGGCGCTCGTCCACGGGCCGCGCCGTGCCTGGGCTCTCCGTCTGCTGCTCTCTGGTTATCTCGTCCATGCTCTGCCCTCCTGTTTTTTGTTGATTTGATCGAGCGGGTCAAACAACACGCTCCGTTTGTCTATCGTCCTGATCGGCTCCACCGGTCTGCTCATGCAGAGATAGCGCACCTCATCGGCGACGTGATCCTCCTGGCTGGTGTCCAGATCCTCGGCAACGTGCTTGTCGTGCATCAGCAGCGGCATCGTGCGGATGAACGCCGCGCAGCCATCAAAAATGTACATCCGAGCATAGCCCTGCTCGTCAAATTGCAGCCGGTAATGTACCTGCATCCATCCGGGGATCCGCTTATGGTCGCCAGGCTCGAAATATACGCGATATTTTGCCGCCGTCTCGGCCACGCTGATTCCGCTGCTCTCGTCCCAGATTGCCGGGTCTGCCACTCCGTGGATCTGTTTCCCGGCCAACCACGGGTGCTCCCGCTCAATGCGGGCGATCTCTTCAAACTGGCGGTCCGGCGTCCACCGTACACCCTCGTTTGGCGTCTCCGTGCAGCCGTAGAGCTCCAAAACGCGGTAGACAACACCGTCATAGTCCACCGCCCACCACGCGCAGGAAAACGGTCGTCTGTACCCAAAATCGTAACTGCGGATGATCGTCCATTTCCGCGGCTCTCCGTGCGTCAGATCGATCGGCGGGATCACATGACACCACCTGTGCGCCGCGCGCAGCTCCTCGCGGCTGAGCGTGCAGCCGGCGGCCTCGGCGGCCACCATGTCCGGCTCCGGCCTGAAGTCATCAAAAAATTGTCCCTCGTACACATCCCAGCGCCCGTGCAGCCATGCCTCGCGCTGTTTGGGCGGCAGGCTCTCGAGCTGCTGGATGTAGTCCGGCATGGTCTCCATCAACGCCTTGTTGTCGGTGACAAGCGCCTGGATGAAACTGTAGTCCTCCGGATGCTCGGTTGCCTTATATCGCCGGTCGATAAACAAGCGTTTGACCCACTCGTGCCCGACGCCGCCGGGGTTGCAGGTGAGATACACCCGCTTGGGGTAGTTGTTGACGCCGCGCAGGCAGGCCCGCAGGATATCCCAGCGCTGCTCCGGCTGCTGTGTTGCCTCGTCGATAAACAGCACATCGACCTCGGTGCCCTGGAAGCGCCCCTCGTCGCTCTCGGTGTCGAGATACCGGAATAAAATCGTCGAGCCGTTGTCAAACGTGATCTTTTTCTCCCCGTCGTTGTACCGGGCCAGCGCGTCAGGCTGTCCGCAGCGCAGCATGGCGCGCAACTGCCGGATGTGGTTCTCGCGCAGCTCCGGGTACGTGCGGCGGATGATGCAACATATAATGCCCGGATATTGCAGGCACAGGAGCGTCGCCTTGACGCGCACAGCCCAGCTCTTCCCGCCGCCGCGCGCTCCGCCGTATGCCACGTACTTGTGCTCGTCATGCAAAAACAGCCACTGTTTGGGGCTCGGCGGCGGCAGGATCAGCTCTCTCCGGCTCATAGCTCCGCCCCCTCGGTGTTGTCAAACCGCACCACGATCTCACTGTCGGTCTGGCTGCTGCTCTCCGCCTCGCGTCTGAGAGCGGCCAGCTTGAGGCCCTGCTCCTCGATCTCGCGAGGAGACAGCGCATTGAGCACCACGCGCAGGTCCAGCAGCGTCGCCGCGTAGGCCCTCAGATCGCGCGCAGAGACATCCCCGGCGTTGGCTCGGAGTGTACCCCTGACCTCGGCCAGCACCGCCCTGGCGGCCTCTCTGATGGCCTGGTAGTCCTCGCTGCACGGCAGCTCTTGGCCGTTGTCCAGATGTCCAGATTGTCCAGGTAAAATGTGGACAGGCACGGATCCCGTCCGCTGCCAATGCCCGCCCTTGGCCCAGTTCTGGATCGTGCTCTTACTTACACCGTATCGGCTCGCGATCGCGCGGACGGTCAGCCCGGCCTCATAATCAATTTTTGCAAGCGCTTTGATCTCGTCCGCCATCGCCTCACCACCTGTCAATGATTGCTGCTCTCAGCATAGCAGACCGGGGCGCGCTTATGTCACACACCCCGGTCAAATAATGATATCTCGGATAGCAAAGAGGCCCGGATAATCCGGGCCTCTGCTCTATTTTGTCAGTTTGATATACCACGGGCATAACTTAAAGTCGCCCGCGCAGAATTTGGCGGTGTGCGCGTACAGGGACTCCTTGTTGAGGTAGTGCGATTTGACGGAGGTGCCCGGCAGCACGCCCTCGCAGGTCAGATGGCAGGTCTGCGATTCTATGCGGAGGAAATAGGGACAGAGCATATCGGCGTCACGGTACGACTTTTTCTCCATCTATTTCCTCCTGTTCCTCCAACGCCGTTAACCCGCCCCCATAACCGGCTTTTACAAAGAGATATGCTTCGCCAGTTTCCGTGTCCCGTATTATCATTATCGAAATGCTCGAAAGCATTGAGCCCTGTGAATACTCAACAGCAAACCTATTTTGTCTTTCTGCTTCGTTTTCGGTTTTTGTGCATCCACACAATAAAAACGACACAGTAAAAAGAAGAGCCAGAAATTTCCTCATTCGTTTACCTCCCTCATATCCGCCCCGCAGTTGGGGCAGAAGTTTGTGATCCCGTCATACTTTGCGTGGCAAGCAGAACACTCATACATCACGCCGTAGATGCCGCGCCTCGCAAAAAGCGTCCACTTCCCCCGCACCACCGGCCGCACGTCGGCGGCAGGGAATGTCTCTATGATCTTTCTTGCTCCACCCGGTGGCCCATTGTGCTGCCGGTCATATTCTGCAAGGACTTTCTCGCGCTCGATGTATTCTCTCTCAGCCATTGCCATTCTCCATCAAAGCCCCACAATATGGGCAAAACGCATATCGGTCTTCCCGGTTTCCCATGTAAATTGTCAACTCTTTGTTGCACGCTGTACAATACCAATCGCCGTCATGTTCATTCGTCCGTTTGCATGACCATTTCGCTCTAACCACAGGCCGCACGTCGGCGGCGGGGACGGCTTTGATTGCTTCAACGTAATTCACATCGAGGATTGGCTTCCCCGTGAGTGAAAACGTAGCTTCGCTACGCATACAAAGCTCATTTAATGCCTCCTCGCGCTCGATATATTCAGCCATCTTTTACCTCTCCTTTCAGCGCGGCTTCGGCTACCTCGCTGGTGAGAAAAACCTTTACGCCGAAATCAGAGAACGTGTAACAATGGTTTGCGTCAACTATTACCTGGTTGTCTATACCATCCAAGACAATGCGTTTAACATCGTTGCCGTAGATGTACTGACCTTTGCGGTAGTAGACCATATCTCCGACCTTGCACGGCAGTATGATAGCCCGTCCTTCTCCATCCGCCGTAATAAGCTCAAAAATGCGCATGAAATCGACATCCTGCGTTTTCGGCGGTAATGCTACCCACCGACCCTCTTCCTCCGCGTCCTCATAAGCGGCGAGTTTCAAAAACCGTTCTTCCGGGATGTTTCTCGGATAGCCTTGTTTAAGACGGCGCTCATACGCTTTTCTTTGCGCGTCCGCTTCTTTTTTACTTGTCAGCCGTTCCATCCGTTACCTCCATTTTGATAATGTTCAGCGGCCCGCTTTTTTGATTATTCATAACATCGACAATTGTGCTGTACGGCAACAATTCGCATATATCGCCCGGTTTCGACCTCTGCGCCCACTTTGCCGCGTCGGTCGCTGCCGGATAGTCCGTGCCCCGCCAGCGCAGTTCGCCCACGATTTCCCAATAGCGCCATGTTTCCAAAACCACGGGCTTTAGTTTATCCGCGGAGCGGATTGTCACGCAGACTTTCCGCTCCGGTGTTTGCTCTTTCCGGGCAATATCAGCGGCCCTTGCCGCCCACGATGTACTGCTTGCACATGCCGTCCATGCGCTGACCGCAGTTTTCGCAGGCTTTCTTTTTCTCGGTTGTGGTGCGCCCGGTGATGGGCTTCACCCTGAAGCCACCGATCTTCATTTGCTCCGCGCAGCTATCGCAGAGTGTGAGGATTCTTTCAGCCATCGTTTTCTTCCTCGTAGAACGTGAACTCGACGAACATTTTCTTCGTATCATTGTTCGTGCAGGATCCAGTGATTCGGCAATCCCCACCTATGATTTTCCGAAGGATGCCGGTGGCAAGTGCATCATTCAAACGCGTCTTGCATGTTTTTTCTTTTGCCTCTCTCTCCTCGACAAAAGATATCAGGTCGGCTTGAAGCTGCTTGTCCAGTTCCGTAAAGAAACTCATTTGCCTATCCTCCCATTCCATTTTTCAAGCGCCGCCTTTCGCATGGCGTCTTTGTACGGCAGCGCTGGTATTTCATTTCTTCCATCTACCAACGCCCGCTTTCCGATAACGTTCTCCGATCTCACACGCGGGCCGTAACAGTAACACTTCCGGCAGTAGATTGCGGCATCGTAATAGCCGCGGCGTGTTCCTTTTGCTTCCCGAAACTGCAAGTCGAGGTTGCTTGTGTTTCCGCAAAATGGGCAGGATTCAAGCTCAGCCATTGCCATATTTCTCCCCGGTAAATGGTGTACCGTCAATGTTGAGCAAAACACACGTACCACCGTTTGATACGCTAAGATACTGGATGCCGGTGTTATTATCTCTAAAGACGCTGCACCCATTGATGGCGTTATAGTACAGCCATGTTATGCGGGCGCCGTCTCCTGCCTGCTGCCTATCGTTTGCGCACGAGCTCAGCGTGACGGCCAGCACGACCACCATTATCACGCAGATAACTTTTCTCATGTCTCGCCCTCCCTCGTGAACTCCCCGCCGTCCTGCTGGTGGCCGAGGAATCTATAGCACAATTCGTTGTAGCGCCTGACGTCCACGACGCTCAGCGCCTGTCCCTGGGTGATGCGGTTAATAAACCCAGACCCGAGGATCGATGCCTCCGTCAATCCCTCCAGCTTCTGGCGCTCTGGATCGTCAATGCAGCCCTTGACCTCCGCCTTGCGCTCGCGCGGCCGGATTAAAATTTGCAATCTCATGCTTCCACCCCCTCCAACTCGCGCTTGATTTGCTCGTAGGTGCCGTAATACTCAGGCGACGGGACAAACTCTTTCTGCCCTACCGGCTCGCCCTGGATGCTCTTCTCGGCGTGCGCGGGCATCAGCGGCGTTTCCTGCTCGAGCCAGCGGCAAAAGGTAACCGCCAGGCAGACAATGCCATACAGGCCGAGCAGGCCGGCGAATACCACGAAAACCTTGTGCTGCATTGTGTACAGGCCGACGACGATCGCGGCCAGCATCACCGTCATGATGACGGTGACGAAGATGGATTTACGCTTGCTCATTTGTGTTTTCCTCCTGTTCTCTATTTCCTGCCGGAGGGAATATCAGCTTCCCTCCGATAAAACGTCCCTCATGCAGCCGCCTGTCCCGCTCGGCGGGATTGAAGGCACACGGCCAGCATCTCCCCTTGCACATGATTGGCAGCAGCTTATTCGTGTCTCGCTGCATGCCGCACGGTCGTTTCTTCATACCGTCGTCTCCTTTCCGTCAAAATTTGCTCGCAGTCTGGCAAGCGCGGCCTCACGCTTCGCCTCAAATTCGCCCTCGGTCAGCGGCTTGTATTCCGGCTGTTTTGCCTGCTCCGGCTTTGGCTGTGCCGTGAATGTCATAGGCTTTAATGGCATCGGCAGCGCCGTCGGTTTTAGCGAAGATGCAAGCTCTTTTCCCTCGGCCGCCTTGCTGCCCAAATGCATCTGACTGGCCACGCCCTCAACAAAAGCCCTGACAGATGGCGGCATCATCGCTTTCTCTTTCTCTCGATCCTGAACAACGCGGAACGACCGGCGGAAATTGGACGCGATCACGCTGCAAACAGTTTCCTCGTCCATACGCGCCCAGGCCTTTAGTTGCTCCGGGCCTCCGACTGTCGCCTGCACTGACGGCGGGAGCTTATCAAATTCTTCCTGCGCGTTGTAAAGGCCTCTGCGGCAGGCTTTCTCCACCATGGCCCACGCCTCTGACTCCGTCATCTCGGAGACTGTACGTAGCCGGTGCAGCTGCTCTTTAACCTCTCCGATCGTCGGGGAGAATCCAGCGGTTCGCGTTGCGATAAGATTTTCGACCGCCGCAATGACAGCCTCTTGGCTCTCGCCTGCAAACTGCCTTGCCCACAGGTTAATCATCGCATTCGCGTCTCGCTTTGTCAGCGTCTGGTAGCTGTGCGGATAGGCGGCCTTAAGTATCGCGAGTATCTCCTTTACCTCTTCGCTCGTCATTTCGCTTGCTCCTCATCCAGCATTTGCAAAAAAATGTTGTTCGTTTTTGTCTCGTCGCCGCTTGGGTATTTCTCCGTCCAGCCCTTATTGCGCAGCCATTTTTCCGCAGAGGGCAGGTACCTGAACGTGTCCTTGTTTGTCCGCGCAGCTAGCTCTTTTGCGGCTGAAATCATCGTCTCCGGGCTTACACCCTCATCGACGAGGCGGCAATACTCAAAACAGGCTTGCCTAATATCCCCGCCGCTTTTGCGCGGATAGGCTGCCCAGAACTCAGACCATCGGTCGGGATCTGGCTCTGTCTGCTGCTGCGTCGCTTCGCCCGCGCGCGCGCGCGCTATACACACACTATCCCTCGTATAATGGTACGGTTTAGGTATAGGTACGGTTACGGGTGGATTTCCGCTGTCTGTCCTTGGGATTTCCGCCGGAATTCCGTCGGAATTCTTTTTGGAATCGTCCTTTTGCCTTTTGATTTTCGCATCTTTTTTCCGTTGCTTGTCGGCCTCTCGCTGCTCCGAAAATTTGCCTGCGTAATCGTACCAATCGTGGATTCTAAATGTGCCGTCCACCGTCTCCAGATATCCGCTGTCCAGAAGGGCGGATACAACATCCGCCCCCTTTTTCCCGGTAAAATCAAGTGCAATTGCTATCGCGTCGGCGCTAAGGCCTGGCAATGATCCGTCCTTCCGGGCTGCATCCAGCCCCCAGGAGAAGAGATCATGGAGCAGACCCACGGCATACCGCCGCTCACATTTGAGCAGGCCCGCAAGCCGCAGCGTCTTGGGATGCTTGGCAAGCGTTTGATGTGCTTCGTACCAGGCCATATGTCAGCCTCCTTAAACGGTCTCATGATATATCGAGTGCTTGATGATACGGTTTCCCATTATCCGCCGCCTCCATCATCTGCCGGGATGATGGTGGGAGCGTTCTTGATTGCATCTTCGGAATAGACATACTGTCCACCAAACAGCATAGTCTTATGGACGAAGCTATCTGTATCGTGCATCAGCGCATCCGCATCAATCAGCCTCCCATGCGGCGGGATGTGGACAGCTTCGTACTTTTTGTATCCGTTCTTCGCCGTGGTGCTGACAGAGCCATCGGGATTGATTTTCACCAACAGTGGCTCATTTTTCGGCATCTCCATATCCGGTATGTAGACGCCCATCAGACAAGCACCTTCTCGCCGGTCTCTGCGAGGAAATCCGGGTATTCCAGATCCTGCGGCACTTCGGGCAGCGCGGCGGACTCAGCCACTTCGCCGGTGCTCTCGTCGACAACGGGGACGTCCTCGCCGTCAGGCAGCGCCGTATCGGGGAAGTCCTGCTGTGCCAGGGCGGTCGCAAGGTTCATGGTGTTGCGGTCTGCATTGTCCTGGTACTCGATACTCATAAGGGCATACTTGCTGCACAGACGGCGGATAACGGTTTTCCGGGCCATGGCGTCAAAGTCCTCGCGCCAGCCCTTGCCCATGTACTCGCCCTTGCGGTTTTTCCTCTCGTGCTTCTCGATCTGCTTGCGGGTCATATAGATTGTCTTCTCGGCGCCGTTCTTCAGCTGGAAGTAACCGGCGTAGCCGATGATCGGCAGCTCGTCACGCGCGTCTTCATCTTCTATCCAGTTAAACACGGCCTCGCCGGTCAGACGGTTATAACTCACCAGCTCGCCCTCGCGCACGTCTACTGCGTCTGGGACACACTTATATGCACCTGTGCGGAGGCACAGCTGCACCATGCCTTTGTAGCCGATGACGAATGTCGCTGTCGGCTTGCCCTTTACCTTGAAAGGCACAATGTAGGCATACCCAAGCGCCGGGTCAATCGGCAGGTCGTAGGACGCAGCCTGTAATGCGGACTTGATCACGCTCATACTACTCGCATAAAACGCCGCCTGTAAGTCAGGGTTGTCGTTGATCATGCTGACCAGCGAGCTGAGGAACTGCGGCGTCCGCTTGCCCAGCAACTCCTCGAAGCGGCGGCGCATTCTCTCGCCGTCCAGAATACCGTTGAGCATCGTATTGACGCTCTGCTGCGCTCTGTTCTCCGGCTTCTGCGCGGAGACTGCGGTCTGAATCTTATTGTTTGCCATGGTCTATACCTCCTTGCTATGTGCAATATCTTCGATGACTTCGATAATCTTCTGCTGATCGTCCTCCGGGAGTTCTCTGCGCAGTTTCCGGCTGAAATTGCTGTCGTTAATACCGATCCGTTCGGCAATTTCCCACAGCATTACACCGTATTGTTTGGCTGCTGTGCGGATTCGCATGTTCTCCTTGGCCTTCATGCTGTCTTCTCCTTCTTCTCGGTCACACGGAAAACACGGGACTGCGAAGCATACTTGCTGAAATCGATCTCCGGGAAGTCTGCCTTGATCTTTTCCCGGTCGAGGCCGCTGGTGTTCTGAAGCTTCCAGGACACGCTGAACCGGCCACAGGTCCCCTTTGCCATGCTGCCCATGGCAACCTTCACGCGGTTATCAAGGCCGTCAAGCTCTGCCTTCAGGTTTTTGATCTGCTCGTTAACGGCTTTGCGCTGCTGAAAAACATCCAGAAAACCGGAAAGGTCGATGCTGTCTCCCGCTTCCTCGGAGAAAATCTTCTTGATAGCCTCGCTGGTGGCGCTGTGCCCGTCCACAGGCGGCGTTTTCCGAGCCAGTACATAATCACACCAGAAATTTTCCTCGGCCTGCATGAGCGCCTTAATCTCGTCCTCGTCGCGGTTCAGCTCGAAAATGCGGAAGTCCCGGCATTCGCTCAACACGGCGAGATAGCCCTTCTGTGCGCCCGTGACAGCCAGATAGTGCATGACCTGGCAGTACCACTGTTCCGGGAAGTCGCCGTTGCGAAATTTTTTGATGTTGACCACGCTGTTGGTGGTCTTGCATTCCAGGATCGCGTCCTCGCCGATGATCTCCCGGTCGATGTTCGCGCAGGCCCAGGGATAGTCCTCGTTGACCAGCGTGAAATTGAGTTTCTGCACCTTTTTACCGGTCTCTTCCATGAAGAGGCGGGCGACAAGGTCCTCAAGCAGCGTGCCGGTCCTGGTGCTGATATTGCCCTGAAACTCCGGCACCTGACCGGTTTTCTCCGCCCACACGGAGAAGGCCGAGGCATAGGGATTCATTCCGACAATCGCGCCGGCGTCGCTGCCGCCGATATATCCGCGGCGGATCTTAAGCCATTCCTCGCGGCTGCCATAGTGGATCATTTGCAGCCCGCGGTGGCGGATGGGATTTCTTTCAATAGCTGTTGCCATAATTATTCCTCCACGACCTCAACAAATTCGCCGTTTTGCAGAGTGTACCAAGTATCTGCCTTGATGGTTTTCCCGTCAACAATGGCTGCCCTGACGGCCAAAAGTGGGCAAGTCTTTCCGTTCCATTCTCCGCGTTCACAGATGCAGAGTGCAGATCCGAGCCCTGCTTTGGCTCGCCCATGGTATCCTGACGCGACGGCGATCCCTCCGCAATCGTTCACACTCGCCGCGCCCCTCGCGCCGGTGGCACTCGCCGCGCCCTGATCGCCGGTGGCACTCGCCGCGCCCCTCGCGCCGGTGGCACTCGCCGCGCCCTGATCGCCGGTGGCATGTTGGCCTTCCTCTATCGGGTTAACTTGTGATTTGATCCATTCAATGTGCGCCTTGACCAAACCGGGGATCCCGATCTCCGCCCCGATCGTGATTCGCTTCCCGCAGACTTTGCTGTCTCTGCTTTCGCGCTCAGGGGATACGTCCTCGAGCTCAGCCTCAAAATACCGAGAACCAAGGCCGGGCGGGTAGTAGCCAAAAACGTCCAGCGGTGCCTCGCAGGCGTGAAATCCCTTGCTGCACAGCTTCGCCTCGTCCTCCACTGCCTCGACGCCGGGAGTGAACTGATAGCCGCGGCACTTGAGATCCTTGTCGGTGCCTTTGTAAACTTTCATTGTGTACTCCTATCAATGTTGATTTTTTATAAAGATTTTGCTATAATAACAATGTACTCCATTTCTAAGCCGCGTTTCCCGTCTCGCCCACGGGAGAGCGGCTTTTTATTTCGCCGCAGCGGCCAGCGCCTCCTCGATTGGACAGCCGATGATGCTGCAATACTGGCGCAGGCGCCCGATCTGCCACTGATCGGCTGGTTTGCACAGCTGGTGGCGCACATTCTCGGGCGAGCAGCCGATCTTAGCCGCAATCTCCTCGCTCGTCAGCCCGCTCGCCAACTTGTAGCCGCGCAGCGTCGCCGCCAGATGGTTGACCGGCTTCGCCTTGCGGCGCTTCTCGCCGCCGATCCATGCGACTTTGGGCATTGATTCAACCTCCTTTCTCTTGAAATGCGGGCGGGGCGTGAGTCCGTTTCGCGACCTGCCTACTCGGGGAATGCGTTTCCCGCCCGCTGCTCGTTTGCCCCGGATTCCATTTCAGGCAGCCGGTGAAAACGAAGCCGAAATCGTCACGCCTTGGCGAGGGCTGCCGGACTTGAACCGGCCGGAAGGCGCCGACCCTCCCGCCTGCCTGGTGCCCTCATTTTCTTGGCCTGTACTTAAAGAAATCAGGCTCCTTTCCAAAGATTACTTTGTTGTTGCACCACCGCTGCATATCTCTGAGGATCTGCGGAGCGTGGGGCTTGTCATAAATCATCAGGTATGGGTTGAATTTCAGATCTCTTGTCGTATAGATGCGGTAGAGCGCTCGCTGGACGTGCTCGTCAAGAGTGCAGTCTTCATAATTGGTCAGAATGTATACTGTGCCATATTTGCCTTTTGGTCTGTGTTCCGCCCGCGTTGTGTAGTAAAGAAACCGGTCTTTAAGGTCGTCGGATGGGTTGTCCCATGCAAAGTGAATATTCTTCATCCGCATAGCGTTTATATCCGCTATGTCCTCGTCGTTAATCAGGCGGATATCAAGGCCCTGCGTGAAGTCGATCGCCGCGCCGGTATCTCGGTATTGCCGGAACAGATCGCGCTTTTCGCGGCAGGCGGTGATGTTTGGGTCGAGCACCTTAATCTCCTTTTGCCCGCTCCAAAAGTCTTTCACATCGGCGACCTTGACGGCGCAGCGACCCTCTTTAACTGCCACATGGCAAAACCCGCACCCGCGAGGGCAGCCCCGACTTGTCATGCTCACAGCAAACGGAAACTGCGGATAGATAGAATAGTCCGGGAACATTTTCTCAATCTCTTCCGGGAGCTTTGTATTTTTGCTCTCGTCGAAGTGCTCCTTACCATCGGCGCCGAGGCTGATGCAATACCCTGTACCGCCTTTTATTACCTTGTCTGCGTTAAATGGCTCGGGAACATCCGGGGAGTAATCGTCAGAGAAGATTTTGGACATGTACACAACATCGTAGTGCTCCCAGCCAATCCACCAATTTACGGTGTCGCCGTGCGCTTTGTGGTAGGCTGAAATACGCATAAGAGCGAGATTTGGGAAGTGGTGCCCGTCAACGTCGATTAGGCCGATGTTCATACTGTGTCACCTTCACTCCGGATGAAACCCGGTTGAATACCTTCTCGCAGTCCTCCGGCCGGGGATAGCTGCCCGTCGCGGCGCGTGCCTTGTCCGCGAGCGGGCAGCGCCGAGTGGAATCCTTGCAGTTGTCCGCGCAGACGTGCGAGATGCAAAAGCGGTCAAACTCTGTCAGCATCGGCAATCCTCCTCTTCGTTTATGATGTGCCCAGCGGCGCAGAGCCACGCTGAGCCTTTGCTGCGCTCGGCTACGCCTTGCCTTTGCCGTTCGTTGCATTGCTGTGCCTTGCCTTTGCATTGCCGCTCAGCGCACAGCCTTTGCCGTGCTTCGCGTTGCTCTGCATTGCCATTGCCGATCAGAGCGATGCGGTGCGCTGCCATGCTCTGCCTTGCCATTGCGGCGCTTCACTGTGCCTTGCCCTGCCATTGCTGCGCGCTGCTGGGCTTTGCCTTTGCCTTGCTGTGCTCCGCCCGGCCTTGCCTTTGCCACCCCGTCGCCTACTCCGCGATATCGCAGGTAAACCGGCCTTTCCCGGAATTCCGCCACTGGCCGATGCCGCGCAGAGCTCCGTACTCCATCCACTCCCTGACGGCGGCGGTCAGCTCGTCTGACAGGCACAGCACGTCAAATTCCGCCGTGGCCCCGGCGGGGATCTCCTCGCTTATGGACAGCGCCACGCGCTCGCCCTGGGCCGTCTGCGCGCGCAGGGGACGCTCACAAGGCTTAATCTCGCCGTCAAAGTGCAGCTCGATCTTGCGCGGCTGCACAAACACCAGACCGTCGATGACCTTCTTGTAGGCCTTGAGCTTGCCGCTCTCGTTGGCGGCCTTTTTCTTGCCGGCATCGTCCTTGCCGCCCACGCGGGAGAGCACGCCGCAGGCGTCCTTGAAAAAGCCCTTGACCTGATAGTCATACAGGAACGGCTTCCCGTCCGCCGTGCGCGGAAACACGGTCATGCGGTTGTCGATCACGTCCTCAACGCCCAGCGCCGCGACCTCGTCTTCCAAACTCGCCGCGTCCGGGGCCTTGCTGCCGATAAAGTCCTTGAATACGGTCTCGCTTCCCGGGGCCGTGCCCAGCAGCCCCTCGGTGAATGTGATTTTGCAGTGTAATTTTGTCATGACTTGTACTCCTTCACTTTTTGATTTGTGCGGATCGGCCTTGCGATGCTTTGCCGTGCACCGCCTTTGCTTTGCTTTGCGATGCTTTGCTGTGCCTTTGCTTCGCGATGCTCTGCTTTACCGAGCTTCGCCCTTGCCGCGCCCGGCCTCGTCCCGCCTCGCATTGCCTCGCCTTTGCCACGCCGTTCGTCGCCAAGCGTTGCCGTTGCTCCGCATTGCTGTGCCCGGCGCTACTGTGCCCAGCCCCGCCTTTGCTGCTCAGCGCAGCTCAGTGCCTTGCCAAACATCGCCTTTGCAGCGCCGTGCCTTTCGGTGCTGTGCCCTTGCGCTGCCATGCTTCGCTTTGCCTTTGCGTTGCCTCGCGATGCGTTGCCTTTGCGACGCCATGCCCGGCAATGCCCTTGCTACGCCGGATCGCTCCGTCCCGGTCCGAGATACTCGCGGATCACGTCCGCGGCGGCTTTCCATCCCTTGTCTACCTCCACGCGGTAGCCCTGCGCCTTAAGCGCGGCGATCCATTTTTTCTGATCGTTGCTGACGCGGCCGCCGCGCAGACGCTTCATCTCGATAAACAGGCCGTGGTATTTGCCTCTGGGCACCGGCAAAAACAAGTCGGGCACGCCCTTCTTGACGCCCAAAGACTTAAAACGAGCGGCCTCGCTCTTTCTGCGCGCCCCGCCGTTTGGGATGTGGAAAAGCAGATCAAGCTCCGGCCAGCGCCACAGATTCATACTGCACCAGCTCAGCAGCGTAGCCTGCTCTTCATCCTCGAGCGGGACGGGGATCTGCGGTATCATACCTCTGCACCCGCGCTGGGGGTCTGAAATTGGGACGATTTGCT